GCCATTTTAATTTCTCCAAAAATGTTTTTAAATTAAAGGTATATTTACCTTCTCTTAGTTGGGACTTATTATCCCTACACTCTTATTTATCTTTTTTTGTCAAAAATGAGATTCTATCTTTCGTGATTTCGACCTAGTTGTCCCTTTGCTTTACTATATGATGTTCTGCCCAACTCTCTGCCAAGTGCTTTTGCGCCTTTACTAAGACCCACATACGCGGCAATACCAGCGGCTACTTTGGTTGATGTCTTGTCCCACATTTTCTTTTTCGTGTCTTTCTCATCGTCAACATTATAATTACCACGTTTCTGTAATTTCAACAACGCTGGTGCAATTTCTGCCAATCGTGCTTTTCTACGCATCCATTGAACTAGACGTGTCACTACTAATGCTTTTTGATTTTGACTCAAGTTATCCCAATCACCAACTAATCTACGAACTGATTTTAACATGCCGTCTTGAACGTTAAGTTGTCCTTGGAAGCGCAACAACATACGTTGTTCAAATGATCTGTCTACCTTATTGTTAGAAAAATGAAGTAAAAATCGCAAAACATCTGGCTTATTGATTGAAATTCTTTCTAATGCTATCTCATCTTTCTCATCGTCACCAATATCATTGTCTTTACCCATTAAGCGGTTAAGAGCCATGTACAAATCAGTTCCGTTTGTTCTGAAATAATCAAAATTTCTAAAAGACATTGTGCGCCCTGCTATATTAGAGGCTAATGGAGCAAAGTCGTAATCTTTATTAAAGATATTCAATACAAGAAAGTGAACAAAAACTAAATCAGCCGCATCGTTGATATTAACATCAGATGCCATCTTTTTGGTTCTAAACAATCTGCTCTCAGATAATGTGTTGACAAGTTTTAACTTACTGCTCATTGTTCTTTTCTTCCATTAATTTAGCAAGGGCAATAATTTGCTTACTTGCGTATTGTTCAAAATACACTGGCAAAAACATATGTATCAATAATGCCAATTCTATCTTTTTTAACTTAAATATAAACTTAGAAGCATACACAAAGTGTGACCAATATGTCATATCAACATCGTTCAGATGTTTTTTAGACTCTTTCAGCATAAACTTCTCCCTCATGTATGCGTTAATCTAATAGTATTTATCTTACTTCATCGCTCCGCTAGTAACTCTCTTACTGTTTGGATGACGCTTTGCTGTATGAGTACCATGACTCATATCTTTCTTACTTGCTTTAAATCCTCTTTTCCTTGGTATTACGTGTGGTACATTCCTTTTACCCATGATCTTATTATTAGTAGTTAAAAAAGTTATCTCTCTTGCCTCATGTTTGCTGCCGTAAATCCTGCTCGATTTACTAATTTTACGTCTTTACCGATTACATATCCTTCGCCACCCTTTTCGCCATTTGTGCTGGCTTCGATGTCTGCTGATTGTGAATCTAATGCTTTTATAATTGTGTTCTTTACTGTCATAACACCTTTGATGAATTCAAATATTGCTTTAAATCCATCACTGTTCTGTTCTACCCATGCCATTACTCGTTCTTTCTTTGGTCCACTTAGTTTTGATGACTCAACCCAAGCAGTAAAGTGTGTTCCTAGTCCGTCTAAGTTACCTGCTTTAACACTGTTATTAATATATGTATAAAGAATGTTACCAAAGTCTGCCATTTTTTGCTCTGGCGGTACTGCTAACAATGTATCAATCGCAGAAGCATTTGCTTTTAAATAACTTTCTAATCTGTCTATTTCTGGCACATCAATGCCCGGAGACTTAGAAACTAATACAGGTGGCATAATGAATGTTCTGCCACTCGTAAGTTTACCCATATCTACTGACTCTTTGTTTCCTTCTAAATCGATAGCCTGATGCACGACAATGCCTACATCAAACTTTGTAATCTTTTGACCAATATCACTCTTAGCATCTACTGAATATGTAGTTACATTTGGCTTGAATACTAATCTTCCATCTTTTGATAGTGGAGTAGAGAACCATAATAAGTCTCCATGTAAGTATCCTCTAAAATCAGCAGGGAATACACTTTCTACTGTGTCCCAAATACCTTTCATAGTTGATGCGAATTCACGTCTACTATCTTCTATCTCACCTTTGGCTCTACCTAGAAACATTTTCTCTAAGTCTTCACCACTTGTGACTTTTCCATTGTAGCCTTTAGCACCAAAACCACTCTTATCTGTTAGTACAAATTGACCTTGTTCATTTCTACCAAAGATGACGGCTGGTGAGCCATCCCATTTGATACTGATAGATGATGGCGAAGATTCTATTTGATGTAATTTTTGAATTGATTCTACACCGCCCTTGGCGCCGTCCCATATTACCAAGTCTTCAATATGCTGAATTCTTGCGCCTTCTTTGGCTTCTTCGACAGTTGACTTAACACCAGAAACAATATCTTGTATCTTCTGGTGTAATCCTACTGGCTCATGTCTAGGTTTTCTTGAACTACGAAATTTTCGTTGTCTGCCTTTACCTAGTATAATTTCTCTAATCTTCATATCTATTCCTTACCGTACGGATCTTCGCCGGTTAAATGAGGGCGAGCAAACCACAATTTAAACCATTCGTCTGTTCCTGGCTGAATGTTATTCTTCTTTTGATGCTTAGACTTTTCCGTTCCAGTGTAAGAGATATTCTCTTGCTTAACTTCATCAGTCTTATACGGAGTATAAATTCCCGAAAGAACTTTTAACTCTTTTATTTGTTCTTCAAATGTCATCTTTTTTCTTTGCCTGATTAATTCCTCGCTTGAACTTTCTCAGGTCTCCCGTGCGAATACTATTGATAAAACGTTTTGTCAAATCTGTAGCAACATCTTCATTAAACTCTCGTTCTATAAACTCAATCAAGTTTAATGCGCCCGCAATTATATGTTCGCCTTTTTGTTCAACAAAGCGTTCGGGTTCATTTGACGAGATTGCCATTGAATTCAGTTCTTCAAATAGACTTCTACGTGGTTTATTCATATCGTTTTCCATTACAGTATTTATCAATTGTCGTCAAATGGGGATGCTTTTTTTGACTTTACCATTGCTCGTAAACTCAGTGCTGAACCAGTCTTTTCGGGTGGTATAGCAGAGTCTTTTGGAGTTTCAGTTACATTAGTTTTTCTTTTCAGATTATCTATCACTTTTGAAGTCTGCGAATCTTGATTTCCAACACCCAAATCTTCATCATTTAAGTCTGAATCACTAATTCGTAAACTATCTCTATCAAATACGAGATTTACTTTAGAACCAACACCACTTGAACTACGTGTTTTCAATAATTGTAATTGATATTGTCCACGTTCTCTCATTGCGTTACTTGTAAAGATACCAATCACGTTATCCGCTGTTTGAATCTTAGAGATACCACCAGCAATATGAGAATGGTCAAATTCAATTTCTTCTACTGCTGAACGGTTTAACTGTGATGCGGTTACAACTACTGTTTGTGATTCCATTGCGAAGTTACGAATCTCTTCGGTAACATATTTGTCTTTAATAAACATATCGCCTGGGTCAACTTTCTTCGTTGCTGGCATTAATAGGTCTAAGTAGTCAATACATAAACAATCAACAGTTTTTCCTGTTACTATCTGAAGTTCTTTCAAGTAAGCACGGACATCATTGATTGATGAACCAGAAGATAGATACTTGATTCGTAGCATTCCCGACTTCTTGCCTAATGTCTTAACTTGTAATTCAACATCGTCAAGTTCTTTAAAGATACGTTTCGTACCTCGGTCAGTTGCCATTGCGTCAATACGCATTGCAGACAAATCTTCTGATAATTCCAGTGTGACATAAACGCAATTCATTCCTGCTAATGCCCAGTTCAATGCCATATTCTGCATGAACAATGATTTACCAGAACCAGAACCACCAGCGAAGATTGTTACTTCGCCTCGGTTGATGCCGCCATAAAGTTTATGGTCTAAGTCTTTCCAACCTGTAGTGATTTGTCCATTGTTATCTTTTAGTTTCTCAAGACGAGTTCGTGGGTCATCGAAGTAATCTGTGCCCAATGACCTTGCTAAAGATATCTGAACTGCCTCTTTGATTGTAGATTCTACTTCGCCATATTTACCCTCTTCGAGTAAGTCAGCACTATTGACGATTGCTCGTTCAATTGCTTTATGACGACAGAATGTTTCAAATTCATCAATGAACCAATCACTATGTTGTGCTACATTATCAAGCGTTTCTATTGACTGTCCAGTTTCTGCTTTTATCATCTCAAGAGATGGCAAAGTGTTATACTCGTCACTATAATCGACAAGATACGCAACTACTTCTCGACATTCTCTATCGAAATGAACTGAATCAATTATTCCTATGACCCTAGTGAATAACTGAGGATCTGTGAGCATGAACTGTACAAATAATTTTTGTAGATCTGCTGAATAGTTCTTAACTTCTGACATCTATTTTCCTAATATTTAATATGTTTCAACAACAACATCGGCAATACCATGTCTAACTGCTTCTTCTGGTGTTAACCAATGGTCTGTCTTAGGTGCTAATAAATGCTTTCTGATATACAATTCTTTCTTTCCTGTACATTTAATATAATGCTCAAGAAGTTTTAAGTTTGTCCATTCCATGTGTGTTTGTGCGTCAATCATATCGTGATACTGACCACGTGTGCCACCACTAAATTCGTGCGACATTACTGCTGTGTTCTGTGTTAAATAACGATGTCCTTTAATACCTGCCATCATTAACATTACGCCACAAGATGCGATTGAACCCATGCCATATGTATACACTGGAATACGCGATTGCTTGACTACATCAATTAGATGCATACAACTGTCAACATATCCACCAGGTGAATTGATATACAAGTGAATGATTTTTGGTGCGTCTGATTCTGGCATTAGATTGTATTCCATAATCATCTTAACGATTGGCATACAATTTTCTTGATTGAAATCTTTATCCATGAACAATACACCATTCTCACGCATATGTTCGCCTGGTGGCTTTGGCGGTGATGGTGGTGGTGGCATTTGTGGCATTTGTGGTGGTGCTGGTTTTTCTTTTGGTAATGGTATTACGTTCGTATTTTTGCTTCTCATATTATCTTTGCTCCTACGCTTCTTTGCGCGATAGTTTGGGTAACCCACTTTTAATTCATTATGCGTGTCTTTACGCTTATCTTTGTACTATTACTTATGCGCCCATCAATGATAGACTTCAAGGTATAAAATTTTCCATATTCATTCACGGAATCTGCCGCATCTTTTACATGGTCTTGCCAGATTGGAAATGATACACTCCAACCATTTTCTTGCGCTTGATGAATTAACTTCTTGCCTGCATTATCCCTGTCAGGACATACAATTACTTCACCTTTAAACTGATTAATATAGTCGATTTGTTTTTGAGATGCTTCGTTTGTCATTATCGCAACACAATCTAATACTGCCGCGTCAATAATTCCCTCAACTACAATCAAAAATGTTCTATCTTCTTTAATTTTGTCACTGTTATATAAGAAGTCTTTTGGTTGCTTCATCATATATTTAGATTCGGCATTACCAGTTATATCTCTTCCAGTATAACCAACTATTCTGTCACCTTGCTTGAATGGAAATATTATACGATTCTTAAATCCAAACGAACTGCTCCAATATGTATCAACAAAGTCATACACTCCTCT